GGCGCCGCCGCCCGGCCCACCGCCATCGCCGCCACGCGCCACGCCGGGGATGCCGTCCGATCCCATGGAGCCGTTGAACGACACGCTCGTGCCCACCAATCCGCCCCCGGTGGCGCCGATGCCGTTGCCGGACGACGTGCCGGCGGTCCCCCCGGCCCCACCGTTCGCCGAACAGTAGCTCCCGAAGCTGCTGGTGCCGCCGAAGGCGCCGGTTGCGGCACCAGAGCCACCGCTCCCGCCGCCCCCCACCGTCACCGCGATCTGCGCGCCGGGCGTGAGACCGTACAGCCACGCATTGCCTCGGCCACCCCCGCCCCCGCCGCCGCCGCCCGCGCTCGCGGAGGTGCTGCCGCCGCCGCCGCCGCCACCGCCGATCACGGTGATCCGCAGCCGCGTCACTTGTGCCGGCACCGTGAAGGTGCCGCTGGCGGCAAATGCCTGCGAGAACGCGAAACCCGGTGTCAAATCCGGCAACTTCCACGGCGTGAAGCGCGTCTGCGGCGCGGGATAAATGTTGGCGGTCGTGATCTGCGTCTGGCCCGCCGTGACCAGCACCGCCCCGAGCCCGACAAAGCCGGGGTCCGCGACGGGAACCAACTGCGTCCCGTACGGCGCGGGTGTGCCCGCCTTCAACTGCACGATCACCGACTGCTGGCGCACCGTCGCCTGCGATGCGCCGCTGTTGCCGGGACCGAGGTACGGCATCGCCGGATTGGCGGCGTTGTAGTACGGCAGCACCACCGGATCCTGATCCGTCTCGCTGAAGCTGCCCTGCACCAAATACGCAATCGCCGTCCCGGCCGTCGCGGGTGCCGTCACCGTGAACGTCTGCGGCGAGACCAACACGCCCATCTTCACAAGCGGATCGTTGAGGTCCGCCGGAAGCGAGCCATACGCATTGGCGTCGAGGGCCCCATACTGCGTGATGCTGCCGGGGCCGACCGTCACCTGCATCGAAGCCGGGACTGTCGCATACGTCGCCAGCCCGTCCACGGCGACATTGGTGCCGAGGGTTGCCGAGATCAGCGCATGCAGCGCGATCATCGTGTTGCGGTTGGTGTTGAGCATATCGGTGTCGAGCGGGATCGCGCCCGGATAGACGATGATGCGGTCCATCGATTCCTCGTGAGATTGGTCCGTGCGGGAGGCGCAGGCGCGCTAGTTCGAAATCCGCGTCCAGGCGGTCACGGCGACCGGAACGCTCGTGGCGATGGCATTGTCGATGTCGGCATCCGTCACCTGGCTCCGCGCCATCGTCAGGCTCGCGTATTCGATGGCGCCACCGTTCCAGCCACCGCTGGCGTGCGCGGCCGGGATGGCGCCCCAACCGCTCAGAAACGGCACCCCAGTTCCCAGCGGACGGAACGCGGTGACGAAAACCTGAAACGGCGCCCGCAGGCTGCCCCACCCACCCGCCGCGTTGTAGCCGAGCATCTGTCCCCAGACCCCGGTATCGGCGGGCCGGGCCGGCTCGAACACGATGGGCGCGCGCCCCGTCAGGCTGGTCAGCTCCGCGACCAAGGCGGGACGTGTGGCGCGCGCACGGAACAGTTCGCCCTGGATCCGTGCGCGGAAACTGGCGTCGGTTTCGCCAAATCGTCGCGGCAGCGCCGCCCCGAGAAAATCTTGCGAGATCAGATCGAGGAAGCTGTCGGTCGCGGTCGCGATCCGGGTTTGCTGTTTGACGTAGCCGAGCATCCCATACAGCCACGTCCAGCCGTCCGAGATGCCGGACAGCAGCGCGGACGTCACAGGTATCGCATCGGGAAACCAGCGCAGCGGCAGCAGCGCCGTCAGTCGCGATTTGAAGTCGTTTGCGTCACCGATCATCTCAGGACACCGTCACGCTTCCGGCTTTCACCACGCCGGCCGCTCCGGGCACGATGTCGCTAGTGCTTCCGTTTATCAGCGTAGCCAAGACGTTGACCACGGACGGCGATGCGCCATAGGCCACCTGCGCCACCCGCGACCACGGCAGCGGTGCCCCGACCGGCAAAGCATTGATGAAAGCAGTTATCGCCGCACTCACCTGCCCCTGCACGGTCGCGAGCGAGGCCGTCGACGCCGTCGCGATGGTCATGCTCACATTCGCCGTCGTTACCGTCGGCGGGACCACGGTCCAGGTCGAACCGATTGGCCGTACCGTCTCGATGGCGTTGGCCACCGCCGTCAACAACGACGTTGGCGGCGCGCCGGTCCCGTCATCGACCGTGACGACGAAGCAACCCGGCAGTGCCGCGCCACTCTGGGTCACATTCTCCTGGATGGTGTATTGCAACCCCTGCTGCACGGTCGAAACCGCGTAGCCGACCGCCGCCGTCGTCGCCTTGAAAAGACTCGCGAGATAGGCGGAAAACCGAGATCGCAGCGCGGCATCGCTCTCGCCATCGAGGCCGCCGGCAGTCGGTGCGGCGTTCGTCACCGTGTCCACCCCGGGCAGCGCCGCCGCGATCAAACCGATCGTCCCAGCCTGCACATTTCCCCCGCTACCCGCGACGGTCGCGACCACGGGAACATTGACTGCGGCAGTGCCGATGCCGATCGTGTAACCGTTCTGCGCCGCGCTCCAGGCAGCGTTGGTTGTCTGCACGACGACGGCGAAACTCTGCGAGCCGTCACCCGTACGCACCAGGGTCCCGACCGGCACCAACGCCTGCGTCGCGGGTGAAAAGCGAGAAAATGTCACCGTCCCGCTGGCCGCCACCGCCGGCAGCCGCGTCAACCCGAAATCGGCGACCCACGTATCCAGATCGGACCCCGTGCTGGTCGCCGCCCGTGTCGTCTGCAACACTTGCAGAATGAGCCACTGCATCCACAATCCGAGGCCCGCATTCGCCTCCAGCACAGCGCGCAGCACGCTGCCGACGGTCAGGTCCATCACCGTCGTCGCGGCAGCCTGCACAGCGGCGGCCGCCGAGGAAACAATCGTGTCGAACGTGCGAAGTTGCAGTTGCATGGCTCAAACCGCTCCAACGGTGAAAGTCATCGCCTGCGTCTCGCCGGTGGTACTGTCCGCGTAGCGGATCTGCACCGTCACCGCGCCCGACACATCGGCCTGAACGTCAATCGCCGGCTCCGGCGTGCGCGCGACGACACTCTCCTGGAAAATCTGACTTCGGATCACCGAGCGGATCCGCGCGACGTTCGCAGGTTGCCCGACAAACTGCGCGAGACCGGCGCCGTAGCCAGGGTTCCACAAATAATCGCCCGGATTGGTCAGCAATCGCCGCAGCACGCGTTGCTGGCCCAATTGCGTCCCATCGACGGTCGCCAGATCGCCGTCCGGGCCGACCGAAAGGTCGCTGCCGTAGAAGTGCGACAGGTCGGGCATGGCTCACTCCGGATCGGGATTGTTGGTAGGACCGGTACTGTTGCCGCCGGACTGGACGCCGCCATGCGTGTGCGCGTCGTAGTTGCCCCGCAACCTGTTCAGGCTGCCGTGCTTGTCGTAAACGTCGCCGTCCACGTGCAGATCGCCTTTGACCTGCACGGTGCCGTCGGCCACCAGCTTGATGTAGCTGCCCGACTGATGCACCAACCAGACCTCGCCCACCGGCGCTCCCGGCGTGGCGGACCCGTCGCTCCATGCGCCCCCGACGACCACGCCATGATCGCCCTCGCCGTCCTGCGGCAGTACCAGCACCTGTTGCCCTTGCATCGGCGGCACGCAAAGACCCCAGCCCGGCCCAACCCACGGGCTCAGCACCGGCAACCATCCGGTGACAACTCCCTCCGGTTGCAACGACACCTTGGCCGCATGTCGCTTCGGATCGACGCTGACCACGGTGCCGAAGCGGGGCCGGCCGGCTGCGAGATCCTGCGCGCCCGCTTGGGCCTTCAGCGAATTGAGAAACCGTTGCATATCGTCATCCCGTCGATGCGGCGCGCGCCCGCAAGCGCTGCGTGAAGCCGCGCGTCGCGTGCAGCCGCCGCTCCACTTCGTCGATCCGCAACACGGTGTCGAAGATCGTGCCCGTGCCCTGGAGCAGGATTGGCATGCGTGGTGCCAGTGCCAACTCGCCCGGCATCTCGATGCTTGCCACCAACTCGTGCCGCGTCAGTTCGTCCAGCACGTTCTGGGCATACGTCAGCGCGGCATCGGGGGTCAGATTCGGCACCACATAGACATAGTCGCGCGACGTCGCGGCGCCCCGGTCGGTCCGCGCCGTTTGCACGCACGCCGTCCCTTGGCGGCTATGCCAACTCTTGACCGTCACGACGATGTCGCCCGCGAACGTGAGGGCCCGATCCAGTCGCACGGATATGGCCGAGGATATCGGCAGCACCGCCGACAAGGCGAACGGATTCGGCGCCAGAAAATTCAGCGTCGTGCCCGATACCCACAGGTCGAATCCCTCGCGCTTGGCGAGCGAAACCAGCAGATCCCACTCCGTCGTCGCGCGCCCGGCCGCATTCAGGGTCAGGCTGTCGTGCTCCAGTTCCCAGTATCGCCCAACCGGCGCCGTCGTCGCTTGAACGTTCGCCGCCAGCCCATGCCGCCCCGCCAAGATTGTCGCGATTTCGGACGAGGTGCGATTGGCGAACGTCTCTTGCGTGCGCGCTTCGATCAGACCGGCACTCAGATCCCGCCCTTCGATCAGCAACGTGCCGGCGATGGGATCGATGGAGACAAGATCGGCATTGCCCTGAACCATGCTGACGAACGGCCCGAGGGGCGACAACGCCATCTGCACATCGACGAACAAATCCGTCGCA